TAACCTGCCGCTATAACAGATATACTAATCGCCGATAGAAATGTTAGTATTGTTAAAAACATTAATTTATTTTATAACTCTTTCTAATTTTTTTAATTATACTTTTGATTTTAGGAAAATAATCTTTGTCTGAAGCGTAAGCGCCAAGTGTTTCAACTAATATCATAGGGTCGTCAATTCCGTCTTCTCTCAACTTCCTATAATCTTCAAAGTTCGTACCATTATTTAGTATTTTAATATAATGTTCTACACTATAGCATTCGTGTTCATAAACTTTCACACCCCACTTCTTTGGTTTATTAGAAGGTAACATATGTGGTTCTTGTAAATCATATGTTCGTATACCAAATAAGTTTTTACCTACTTTTGCAAAACGACTATCGCCCCAACCAGACTCTAAACTTGCTTGAGCAAGTAATATTTCTACATTTACTTTTTCAAAATCTTTATTTTTCCAATACACATAATCAACACACTTTAAAACATTATCTAAAAACTGTTGATTATTTGTATGTTCAAAGTTAGGTTTTTGTGGTATAGATGCTTCTGCTCTCATTTTACCGTCTTCAATATAAAAGTAAAATGTACCTACACAAAAAAGTGTAACTATTACAACCATCAATGTCTGAAATATAATTTTAAACTTTTTTAGCATAATACTCATAACCTGACCACACTTTACCGTCTTCATCTGTAAACGAAGGTATTTTGACCTGATAAAATGTTAAATTCTCCTTTAACTTTTCTACTTTAGCAAAAATAGTTTCTGCTTGTTTTAAAGTATAATTATCGTAAATATCTTTCGCCCAATTGCCAAGGTAATATTCTTTAGTTGTACCTGATCTATTGGATGGTTTTATCAGTTCAGTTAATTGTATTAATGCCTCACCTACCCTACTTTTAATATAGGGATCTAGTTCTTTCACTTTTCTTGCCATAATATATCTTTCTATGATTATAAATCTAAACCGATTTTATTTAATTTCGGTCTAAATGAATAAAATAATTTATTGTGATTACCAGTATCATTTTTATGTAACATTTGATACAGGTGAATCATTTCGTGTGCTAGTGTTTCCACAAACTCTTTTTTATTTCTGTATTTTGGTAACATCTGTAAATGAAATTGTACAGTTCCTTTACCTTTCCATTCCCATAGTATAACTTGACCATAACACTTTTGCCATTTTAAATCTTTTAGTTGTATATCGTTAAAAGGTTGCAATACATTTTTAAATATTGCTTTATTAAGTATAGCAAAATACTTTTTAATATCTTTGTAGGTAGTTCTATATTTGTTATTGCTTACCAAATCACGCTTTAGCATTTTTTTAACTCTCATATTTCTCGTGTTTGGTTTTTTGTTTGTATTTTTCATCTTTGATAAATTGAATAACTCCCATTGTTATACACGATAAAATTATAACTTGTAATTCCATCGGCATTTCTAAAAATATTTCTATCATTGACAATCCTTGTCTTTGATCTTACTATCTTTAAGCAATAAACATTTGTGTTGTTTATCTAATTCTAATCTCAAATCTGTCATAACTCTATCCATAATCAAAGGCAAACTTGCCTCTATGATAGGTATGATTTCTAAAGCAAACTTGTGTGCTAAGTTTTGTAGTTCGCCTTCTAATACTTTCATTTGGTCTATATCAGTACCCTTAACGGTCTCTACGATAATATGACCTGTCGTGTTTATAACTCTCTCATCTGCTTTTAAAGCATTAAATATACTCCACGACCAGATATATACAAATGCTAAAAATAAATATAATAATTGTTTTCTCATATTATTTATAATAACAGACTTATAGCACAAAGTCAAGCGATAAAAAGTGTTGATTTTAAAGGGTTTTTAGGGGTGTGTTATGAGAACAAAGCGTGAACACCCCTATAAATGTGTGGTTTTACTTATTGATTCTAGTAAAATCGTCTGTCCAATTAAATGTTTCTTTAACTAGATTTGATGTTAAACCTTTGTATATATTATTAAGGTTTTTATTTTTAATTGCCATTAGGACTTCAGCGTCTTGTTCGTGTAATCCTTCTAACATCTGTATAAACATAGTTTCTTTTTTTAACTTGTTTATTGTATTGTTTCCGCCAACAACAAAATGATATAGTTTTTTAGCCTCGGATGCTAAACTTGTATGTTCAGTACCAGCAGGTGCCTCATTTTTGATATAAGGTGGATTGCCTTCAGGTAGATCAAATTTAATTTTAGGATCAAAAGCAGCTTTTAAAAGTTGCCTCATTGCCTGATTATCAAATTGCTTTAATATAGCAATCTTACCTGTCTTGTCTTTAGCGTTATTGATTTTTGTAAAAATCTCGTGTACAGTAGGAGCACCTGAACCCTCATTACCAATACCCGATTGTATTTGTTGATTTGTTATAGCCATAATATCCTCATTGTTTAAAAGTCATTAATCTTATCTATCAATGTCTTCAGTTTTTTACCTATGAAGTAAGGTAACAGGAGCGACCTGTCTTTTACTTTATAGTTTCTATATGTATTTATAATGTTAGTTTCTATTGTCTTTGGTATTTGGGACAAGTCAATAAGTTTCTTGTTCCTATTGTAGTTCTTTTTTGTTTGTGATCCTAAAGGTATGTTATCTATATCTGACCATTCTTCTAATTGTGCTTTTTTAATAGGTTTCTGTCTTTCACCTTTTTGAAATACATCATCATTACTTAATATATTAGGTACACCATCTGATCTATCACCTTTGATTATTTGTTCTCTTAAAAATTTAATAGGATCCTCTTGTTCACCTATATAACCTTTTAATAAAGGCGACCATTGATACACATTACCATAATGATGTAGTTGAATAAAGTCTTTGTCACCTGATACAATTAGGTACTTGTCTTCTTCTTGTAATTTACAAATTGTAGCGATTAAATCATCTGCCTCACTATTAGCAACATACATAACTTTGTATGGAAAGTTTTCTTTTACTTCATTCTTAATTTCTGTAATAATATTAAAGATGTTATCCCAATCAAAAGGACCATCTTGTCTAGCAGCTTTTCTACTGTGTTTATATAATGGAAAAAAATCTCTACGCCAAGGATCACCTGCGTCTGAACATAGTACCATATCACCATATTCTTCTTTGAATTTTACATTGATACCTCTTAAAGAGTTTAGTACCATAAACCTAATCATTTCTTTGTTAGGTTTAACATCTGCTTTACCTCTTACCTGTGCCATCAGGTTTGATATTAACACTTGATTGAGGTCAACTAATATCATAAGTATTTCTTTTTATACCATTTATAAAATGCTTTATCTTTAAATAAATCCATAACACCTGCCGCTGATACTTGATCGCTTCTGATACAATCAGCATAGTCTTGGTATTCTGATTTTTTAATTTTTGTCATAGATTTATTTTTCATATAAATTTTTTAGTGATTGTTCTACACTAGATAGTGGTTCGTTTTTCTTGTTTTCTTTTTTATAATAATACATTGCAATCAAATAAGCAATAGTAAAACCTACTACTGTTACCGTGCAACCTATAAATCCTAGTAATAATCCGTGTTCTAAATCCATAGTATTATGTGTTGTGTATGGGCGCCGAAGCGCCCAATACTTATTTTAATTATGCTGAGTAAGCAACTTGTTTACCGAACACTTTTGTCATACCAGCAACTAAAATTGCTCTTGATGGTGTTCCAACTCTATAAGATACTCCAGTTTTTTTTGATCTATTTTCATAAATCATTAAACCTTGATTTCTTAATTTGCCAATCATTGCTGCTGGCGATTTAAGGTCGTAAACAGTTCTTAATTGTTTCCAAGTAACTGTAGCACCTTTTTCAAAAAGATTCTTAATCTTTTGTGTTTTAGATAGTTTCATATCTTCTCCTTCATTATTAAATAAAAATTTAAACATATGTTTAAACCCTCTCTTTCTGTCAGTTTTACAACCAGACACGGCGATTGCTTGAGCAATTCTTTTAGTCATCTAAATCTCCATCAGGTTCAAAAAACCCTAGTGTATCATTTAGATCCTTTAATTCTTTTTTGACATCACCTGAAATAGGTTTTGTCATAGCAGGTTTTTCTAACACATCAGCATAATCTAATTTTGCTGATACTGTACCTGCCTGATTTGTTTTTAACTTAACCATCTTATCTGCTAATTTTTGAGCAGGATGTGGCATACTGAAATCTCTATAAATCATACCACGCATTACATCAACTAATAATGCTAAGTCTTTTGTAAAATTAGGATTATTAGTTTTCATTGCTAAATCAACAAAACTTTTTAATAGATTCATACTAATATCATCTACAGCAGTTTCAACAAATTGTTTAGTTTGTTGTTTCTGTATTTCTTTAGCAACTTTTTCGCCCATTTTTTTTCTTTGAGCGTCAAGTTCTCTACTTCTATCGTTAACAATCCTATCACTAGGAAATTGTATAATCTTGTCGTTTGCCATACTACTACTTGATTTCACCTTTAAAATTTACTTTCCCTTGTTTTTCAAAATATTCTACAAGTTGATTATAACCACCGATTAGTTCGCCGTCTATTTTAATTTGTGGCATTTGCCTTACTTGTTTGCCAATATCCTCTAACATCATATCAATAGACTCAAACGATTCTAATTTTCTTTCTTCGTATTCAAGGCCAAGATTTTTAACAAGTCCTTTGGCCTTGGTACAATATAAACAGTTATCTTTACTGTATATTACTATTTTCATTAGATTTCTCCTCTTTTAAAAGATTGTTATAGGCAATGTTTGCCTTCTCTTTTAAATTGTAGGCGTCAACAGCTTCTTCAATAGTGAAGTTGTACATTTTATTGTACTCACCTAAAGGAAGTCTTAAACCAATCCAAGCACGGTAATAGTTTTGTTTAGTTAAGGTAACATCTTGTTCAAAGATTTCATATCCTCTCACTTTTGTGTTCTTAATAACATTTACTAATACAGACTCAACTTCAGTTACAACTGATTTAGTATTTGTTTTACCAAGTTCAGTTATGAATTGTTTTGACTCTTTGTTCATTTCACCTTTGATTATATCAGCAAGTTCACTTTTAGCAAGCATTTTTGCCTTCTCAATCGCAAGGTTTAAGTCTGGTGATACTGCCGTGGCAACACCATAGATACATTGTCTATCTTTGTCTTTGCCAAACATTTTGATTTCACACGCCTTCGACTCGTTTATGTCAGCCATATACCATTTTGGTACACTATCAACAACTTTGTTGCCTGACTCTTTCTTTATCTTATAATTACCAGCACAATTAGTCAGCAATACTGACATTGCTAATACTGATAATATTTTCATTTGTTTCATCATATTATTTTACACACTCCTTTTCATAGTATATAACAATTCTTGCATTTTGTCAAGCCCCATTTGAACATAGTTAAAAACATCACTAATACCAATGTCGGTTTGAGTTACAACAATTGTAAAGAGTCCGATTATGATTAAATTTTTAATCATTCTACCTCCCATTCACCGTTTATTTTTAAACACATCTTGCCAAACGACCTCAAGGCGTGCTCTGGCCGAGTATAATATCGGCAGTATTCTGGAGTAGTGGTTTCTCTATAATAAAACTGAGCAAATAGTTCCCAATAACCTGGTGTTTCTATACCCTTTTTACCATCAGCACACTCCAAAATTTCTTCTTTGATTATTTCGTCACCTTTTTGTTTAATGACTACTTTAATAAAACAATATTGACCATCTGTTTTTTCAGGTGGTATTCCTACAATCTTACTATGTAATATCTTTTCACCTGAAAAAGCTATACTCATTAAACCAGATGTCATTAGTAATACTAAAAAAATTAAAAATAATATTCTTTTTCTATTCATTGTTTTTCAATCCATCTGCCATCTGGCAATTGACAAGCAGTACCGAATACTACTTTTCTGTTCACA